GGGGAAACACTCACGAAGAAAGGAACAAACGCAATGGAAGAAAGAATGCTGACAATGAGAGTAGAAGGCGAAGCGATCACACAGATTGCAAGAGAACAGTGCTATTACAGCAGAAAATTCGATTCGGCAATGAACATTCTGATCGCAAGTCTTCAGAACGAAGAACTTGAAGAAGGAGAAATCGCAGGAATTGCGCTTTCCATTCTGGACGGAAGGGCAGAAATAAAAGGGACATACCCAGACGGAGACTACAGACTGGAATATCTGGAAGCACAAGACGAAAAATGGAAACTTGAAAATTTGATCGACAAGATTGCAAGAGAATTGGAACAGCAGAAAAAGGAAAAACAAACACTGTTGAAAAAGTATCTTTTTGTTTTGGACAGTCTGGAAGAGTGGGAAAAAAGAAGTCTGAATGATGAATACTTCGAAGAATGGAATGAAAGATTGTTTGAAGACATTCCAGCAAGAGCAGAAACGCAGGAACGCAGCGGACTTCTTGAAAGCTTCTTGAAGAGAATGTCAGACAAAGAAGAACACACGACGGAAGACTACGGCTGGCTTGAACCGAATGGAACATTTCACGGCGTGGAGTGGGGAGAACATTCAAAATGGGCTGACGACTGGCTTCGTGATAACTTGACGGAAGAAGAATATGAAGAAACAGACTGTAAATACAGACTGTACAATTCGGGTGACGCACTTGTTGATCGTGGCTGGATCCTTCTTCACAATCCGTCACAAGGCATTGCATATCCGACAGAATCTGAAAACCATGTGCGAACAAAAGCACAAAAGGAATTCTTGTATGACTACTACATGGAAAGAAAGTGCTATTCAGAAGCGAACGAGATCTGGAAAGAAGGTGAATGACATGATCGGCAAAATCACAGTTCAAGAAGCAGCCGCAGTGCTGCACGTATCACAGCAATTCATCAGAATTGGAATGCAAGAACGTGTTCTTCCGATAGGAACTGCGCTGAAAATGTCTTCAAAATGGACGTACAACATCACGGAAGGAAAGCTGGCGGAATATGCGGGCGTCGATCTGGAAGAAGAAATCGCGAGGATCCGCGGGGAAGGAATAACAGCATGAAACTTGAAGAAATGATCGCAGTCATACAGAACCCAGACAGAGTGCGGATTTTTAAGGACAAAGAACGGCTTTTCATGGGCTTTCGGGCTGCTTTGATCGGCGGATTCGGAAAGGTCGACGAAGTGATGATCGAACACGGGAAAGACGAAGTGAAAAGCTTTCGCGCATGTCCAGAAATAACGCACAAGCAGTGGAAAGAAAAAGGACTGATCCCACCAGTGCAGCCAGAGGAAATGGCGCAGTACAGTTTCAGCGATCTTCAAATGTCGCTGTACTACGACTTTTACATATAACACGAAGCAAAAATCACTTCCGACGACAAAATAATAATCAGAAAGGAAATCAAAGAGAATGAAAAACAACAAAATCAAGATCGCGGGAGTGATCAAGGACAAGCCGCAGTTGATTCTTGACGCGTCAGAATATGAGCGTCGCAGATATGAAACAAAGCTTGTGGCAGAAAGAAAGAGCGGAACAGAAGACGTGCTGATCTTGCAATTTGACGGATCCGCAATGCAGGAAGAAGACTTTGAAAAGCTGGAAGCGGGAACATGCGTGAATGTAACGGGGGAGATCAGAACAGAGAACGTCCGCGAAATTGTACCGACTGCGCCGACAGTAAAAATCTTCATTGCGGCAGGGAAAGTCCAGATTGTAGAAGCAATCACTGAAAAACAGAATGTCGTTAAATTGTGCGGGCATATCTGCAAGGATCCACGCGCAAGAGGAACTTCAAAAGGAATACATATCACAGACATCATGATCGCTGTCAAAGGAAAGAAGAACGTCAGCTTCATTCCTTGTATTTGCTGGCAGAACGTAGCGGACGCAGCGGGAAAACTGAAAAAAGGAACATATGTGGAAGTAGAAGGACGCTTCCAGTCAAGAGAATATAAAAAAGCAATCGAAGGATCTGCGCCGTATCTCATGACAGCCTATGAAGTATCGGTTGTACAGCTGGGAGTTGCAGAGGACGACGCAGAGCAGGAAGACGAATAACACGCGCAGAAGGAAGGAAAGTATATCATGATCAAATTATTTACAAGAAAACAGCATGAAGAAAACCATAAAAGAGAGAATGCGAAAAGGGTTGTGATTGTCAAAGCAAATCCACGTTGCGCAGGGCAGCAGGCAGAGGACATGCACATGATCGAAAGACTTTGCAAAGATATTCTGATCGCAGAAACACACGACGACGTGCTGATCCAGACGGCGATCGCTGTCGGATATGCGAACGCAATGAGGATTCACGGGATCATTGAAGATACAGAAGCGGTGGACATTGTGGAAATGCTGGGGACAATGGGTGAAGATAAACTTCACGAAGTGGAAAAAATCAATGCAAATATTATCATGCGCAGATTACGAAAGAAGGTGATCCAGTGAGCGAGTATAGAAGAATCATTGCAGTTGACTTTGACGGGACACTTGCAGAAACAAAGTTCCCAGAGATCGTCGCACCGAAGCTGCGCATGATTCAATTTGTTAAACAGTTGCAGCAGCAAGGCTGCATTTTGATTCTGTGGACATGCCGTTGCGGAAAAGATCTGGAAGCGGCGTTGAAGTTCTGCGAAGAATACAGCTTGAAATTCGACTACATCAACGAAAATGTACCAGAGAGCGTGGAAAAATGGGGCAATGACAGCAGAAAGATCTTCGCACATGAATACATAGACGACAAATCATGGTCGCCAGATCGCGAATCAATGTGGGGAAGATCCATGCGGAAACTACAGAGAAGGGCAAAGAAGCAAGGCGTGATTGCTTATGCGATCGCTATGCTTTTGTATTTTGCTACAGTTTTTATTTTGAAGCATTTTAATATGATTTAAGAAAGGAAGGTGCAAACATGGCAGCAGCGCAAGGAACATGCAGATTTTGCGGGCAGCAGATTCTTGTCGAAGACGGAGAAGGAATGACAGAGCCGCAGCGGGACGAATGCGCAACGCTTCACTGTGAATGCGACGACGCGAAAGTGTATCAAGAAGCAGCACTTCGGAGAGATACAGCAAAACGGCGCGTTGACGAGTTATTCGGAGAAGGAGCGGGCGAACACAGACAGCCAGACGAAGTGATCGGAGAGATCAAAAGCGCGGTCGATCTGATCTGCGACAAGAAAGCGAAGAACATGACATTGACGATCAGAACTGGGCTGAAATGTAGAATCATGCAAATGGCAAAGGACAAGATCAAAGTTGTTAGAGAAATGTCAGACACGGATTCATTCGAACAATAAAAGAAATGATCACAGAAAAGCAAATTGCACTTCCGACGATAAAAGAAGAAACCCACTTGAACGGGAATTCAAGTGGGCTTCGGCATAACATGCAAAAATTAAATTGATAAAAATATTATATAGCATGTATGCCAAAAAGTCAAGAAAATGGCGGGTTTGAAACCCGCGTGACGGACTTGTTAAGTTTATTATTTTACCGACAAAAAGGGGTTTACATACATGCCATACAAGAAGGAAGTTTGCAAAGCAGGAAAGACAAAACAGTACACGTATTACTACAGCATACGTGCAGACAAAAAAGAAGGATCCAGAAAGGCGAAAGAGAATAAGACCAGCGAAGCACAGAAGAAAGTGAATAGCAGGCAGGCAATAAAAAAGCTGACATGGATCTTGAATGCCAACTATGACGGAACAAGCCAGTACATAACATTCAGCTATGCGAAAGACAAAAGACCAGAAGATCCAGCGGCACTTCGAAAAGACGTTGAAAAATTACTACGTGGAATAAGGGCAGCACAGAAGAAGGCTGGAACAGTTGCAAAATATGTCTGGGTTCCAGAAGTGGGAGAAAGGGGCGCAGCGCATGTGCATATGTGTTTGAACCACATTGACACACAAGTATTGAAGGGGCTGTGGGATAAAGGCTGGATCACAATTAAACCTATGGACGACAGCGGACAATATGCAAAGCTTGCGGCGTATTTCGTGAAGTATTCGGAAAAGACCATGAAGACAGCGGAAGGATTCGGGGGAAAGAGATACAACAGCAGCCGAAACCTTGTGATCCCAGAACCAGAGAAAACAACGATCAGAAGCAGGAATGCATATAATCACACGATTCAAGTCCCTTCTGGCTGGTATCTGGACAAAGAAAGCATTCGCGAAGCATGGCACGAAGTAACGGGCTTCATGTATTTCACATATACGCTTGTGAAAAATGGCAAGAAGAGAAAACAAAAGAATCGTGATACATATTCACTGAATCTGGAAACTGGCGAAATTGAGATCACAGAAAATCAGCAGGCAGAAAGGAACTAAAGCAATGGGATTGAATCAAGGATATTTGAAAGCAGCAAGAACAGAAGAAAGCAATGAACAGTATACGCCGTTTTATGCGGTGGATCCGATAACAAAATACATACCAAAGACGTTGAAAGTCTGGTGTCCGTTCGATTGTGAATGGTCAGCTTTTTATCAAACATTTAAGCGGGGGGGGTGGCAAGTAGAACGAAGCAGTCTTGAAGAAGGGCAAAATTTCTTTGAATTCGAACCGACAGAATATGACGTGATTATAAGCAATCCGCCATTTACACAGAAAGACGCAGTTCTGAAAAGGCTGTATGAACTGGGGAAGCCGTTTGCAATATTGTTGCCGTTGAATTCGCTTCAAGGCGTGTCAAGATACAAATATTTCAAACAAGGAATACAGATTTTGACATTCGATAAAAGAATCGGCTTTCACAATCCAGAAAACATGAAAGAGTACAAAAAGGGCAGCAGTTTCGCGACAGCGTACTTCTGCAAAGACGTTCTTCCGAAAGATCTAATTGTGGAAGAACTAAAAGAATACCAGAAAGCATTGAAGGAAGAAGAAAAATGAAAGCAAAATTGAAAAACCGAGATACAGACGGACTGGGATTGACACCAGAAAAATGGTATGACGTTCTTGACGTGGAATGCCACGGAGAAAAGGGCAGATTCGGAGAAGTCAAGAAAGTATTGATTCAGAGCGAGAAAAAGCGGGAACCAGAGTGGTACAAAGCAGAATATTTCATACTGACAGCAGAAGCACAGGTATACACTGACAATCAAGCGGCAGCAGGCGCAGCACAGCCAGCAAGTTTGATGATAACAACAAGAAACGCTTTAGAAATGCAAGAAGGACTGAAAAAACAGATTGAAGATTCGATCTGGAAGAAGGCAAATGCAAACTTGATGTTCGGAGCGTAGAAAGGGGATTCGACATGTACGGAAATTTGAAACGCGGTGAAGACACTGAACAAATGGGCGTCATTGACTGGGCGAATTGGAACACGGGAAGATTCCCAGAATTAAAACTTCTTTTTCATGTTCCGAATGGCGGAAAAAGAAATGCAGCAGAAGCAGCAAGATTCAAAGCAATGGGCGTCAAAGCAGGCGTTCCAGACCTATGTTTACCAGTACCACGCGGCGGATATGCTGGGCTGTATATCGAAATGAAATACGGAAAAAACAAGACAACAGAGAAGCAGGAAGAATGGATTCACAACTTGATCGAACAAGGCTATCTTGTGAAGGTATGCTGGGGCGGGCAGGAAGCAACAGCGACACTGGAAGAATATTTGCAGCAAGGAAGAACAATCATGATAGATCCGTTGAACAGCTGGAACATGACGGAAGAAACAGACTGCATGGCGTCAGCACTTGCAGCGGCAGCAGTACAAGGGACTTGCCCGTTCGGAAGAAGCTTTGAATCAGAATTCTGCCTTCCGTTTCCAGAAGAAGGCGACTGTGCAATGTGCGTAAACAAATACATGATAATCTGGCTCAAAAAGATAGCTGGAAGATTCTTGAAAGGCGAAGGCAGTGCCGAAAACACTGTTTGACTGGAAATCAAAGTCGCGGAAAGTGTCATACATGTGTATGATATGCGGGAAAAAGTATGGGACAAAGCAAGAAGCGCACACTTGCGAATGGGCTGATAAACACGGAGCGAAAAGACATGCAAATGGAATAAAAAAACAATCGAAGGAAAGAAGGAAAGAGAATGAAAACAATATCAGTGATCAATTTGAAGGGCGGAGTTGCAAAGACAACGACTTCGATCAATCTGTCAACATTGCTGGGGGATCGGTGGGGAAGACGTGTTCTTCTGATCGACAATGACAAGCAGGGAAATACAAGCCAGTTTTTCGGGAAATACATAAAAGACGCGACATGTGGATCAGCAAGAATTCTTCAAGGTGAAGAACCAGTGATTTTCACCACAAGTCATGGAATTGATCTGATAAATGCAAACATGTCGCTGGAAACGGCGGAAAATAAACTGCTGAAAAGCAATGAACGGCAGGACGTAAAATTGAAACAGTTTCTGGAAGGAAAAGCAAATCAGTACGACTTCTGTATCATTGACAATCCACCAGCTGTCGGAATGTGCGTAATCAATGCGCTGTGCGCTTCTGACGAAGTAATTGTGCCAGTAAAGCTTGACAACTGGGCGATAGACGGAACGGAAATGATTACAGCAACAATCGAACAGCTGAAAGCATTAAATAAAAACTTGAAAAAAATCACAGTTCTGATCACAGACTTTATAAAAACGCCAGAAAGCGTGGCTGCGGAAGAATGGATCAGAAAAAATTGCAAAGTACCAGTTTTCAAGACGAAGATTCGATTTTCGAAGAAGGTCGATAGCGCAACATATTACAAAGAGCCACTTGACAGATATTCATTGATGTGCGCGGCAGCAGTGGACTACAGAAAACTTGCAAAAGAATATCTGGGAAAGGAATAAAAGGACATGGAAGGATTCAACATTATGGACATTCTGAACGGAACAACAACGGCAGCAGCTACAGTGGAAGCATTCAAAGACGTCAAACTGAATTATCAGTCAATCATTGCGACGAAACACAACAAGTACAGCATGGAAGAGATCGGGGAACTGGCGACGGGAATTCATATGGCAGGGGAACTGCAACAGCCGCTTGTTCTGGGAAAGATCGGCGAAGAATACTGGCTTGTATCTGGACACAGAAGGCTTGAAGCAATCAAAATGCTGGTAAACGAAGGCGAAGAAGAATTCGCGGAAATTCCTTGCAGATACAGAGACATGACAGAAACAGAATTCAGAATGCAACTTCTGATCGGCAACACATTCAACAGAAAAATGACGGACTATGACAGAATGACGCAGGCGGCAGAATGGAAAGAAGTTTTGCAGCAGGCAAAGAAGGACGGAACATTCAAGCCAGAAAAGGGAACGCGAACGCGTGACTATATTGCACAGATTCTGGGAGTTGCACCAGCAACAATCGGAGATCTGGAAAGAATCAACAATAATGCGACTGACGCAGTAAAAGAACAGTTGAAAGAAGGAAATATGAAGTTGACGACTGCGGCAGAAGCGAGCAGGCTTCCAGAAGAAGATCAGAACAATATTGCAGAAGCAGTGGCAGCAGGCGAGGACGTGAAAAGCGAAGAGATCAAGCAGTTGGCGAAAGAAAAGAAAGAAGAAGAGCATTGCAAAGCAACAATGGATCAAATGCAAGAAACTGTGTCAGATACCGACACAACAGAAGAAGAGAAGGAAAACGCAAGACGACTTCACGTTTTAAAAATGCTTGAAAAGTATTATATATACATGAGCGAAGACGATCTGCGTTGCTTGGACGCAATGCTGGAAGATTGCAAGAGAAGAAAGCGGGAATATGCGCTGGAAGATTGTGGGGTGACTTCATGCGAATAACTATTGAAATTGACGACGGGAAGGACGTCAAAGTGACAAAGATTGAAGAGCGGGAGCAGGAGCAGCCAGAAGGAATGGAAGAACTGACGCAGGAAGAAGCAGAGAGATTTGAAACGGCTTCGGACATAGCGAGTTATTGCGAATATCTGGAAGAAAGCGAATTGATACAGTTGAAGTTGATTGCGGCGAAATGCAAAGCAAGAAAGGAACGTGAAAAATGAGAAAAGGGCTAGTGAGAGATTCAGAAGAAATTGTAAAAAAAGAATTGCAGGAAGCGAACAAAGCTTTCAGAGCGTTCGCAAGCACACATGAAGGATATGCAGTTGTACTGGAAGAATTCGAAGAATTGAAAGAAAGATTCGATCAGACAGAAGAGATCTTGAAAAACGTGTGGTTATTAACAAAGCAGAATGCAACGAAAGAAACATTCAAAGCTGTGTTGGAAGACGCGAACGCGATCACGATTCAGCTGGTGGCAGAAGCAGTGCAGACAGCAGCAATGTTCCAGAAATTTGAACAGTTCAACGGAAAGCGGGTGTGAAATGAACATGGCAGCAGCGATCGCCTTCGCGGTGGCAATCTTCATTTATGTTGAACTGGCAATTTTTGCAGGGGCTTACATGTACTTGAAGACGACGCAGAACACAGCAGAGGACGAGGACAAGAAAAAAATAAAAAAATATAGTGTAGTCGCTGGGATCTTCTTCCCAGTGACTTTCGCAATCATAGCGGCATACAAGGCAACGGAAAGGAAGTGAAGCGAATGAATACAACAGCAGTAGCAATCACGGCAATCATATGTACAACATTGGTGATCATTACTTTGATCGGTAAAATTGGAAACAAGAAGGAAAGAAAGGACAAGAGCAATGAATAAAGTCATATTGCTGGGAAGACTGACAAGGGATCCAGAATCACGCTGGACGCAGAAGCAGGGTTCACAAGAACAAACATGCGTTGCCAGATTCACGCTGGCGGTAGATCGTCGCGGACGAGATCAAGGCGCAGACTTTATCACATGCGTTGTGTTCGGAAAGTCGGCAGAGAATGCAGAAAAGTATTTGAAGAAAGGTTTGAAAATTGCGTTATCTGGAAGAATTCAGACGGGAAGTTACACGAATAGGGACAATGTAAAAGTATACACGACAGACGTTGTTGTGGAAGAATGGGAGTTTGCAGAGAGCAAGGCGGCAGCAGGGCAGCAGGCGACACCAGACGACGGGTTCATGCATATTGACGACGACATGGACGAACAGCTTCCGTTCACATAAGAGACACAACAGACACGTCACAGAACACGCAGAGAGGGCGAGAACGGCAAGCTAATAAAAGATTGATAAATATATAGGCTTGTAGTATAATAATGGCGTGAACGAACGACACACACAGCAGACGACGAAAGGTTTGTTGTGTGTGTCTTTTTGTTTACATACTTTCCTTCGTGCTGGTGTTGCTACACAGTAGCACCAGCAATTTGAAAGCGTGTGATTGTATGACGATAACCGAAGACCAACTTGAAGCATGGATCCGACAACTGATCAAAGAAAATAAACTTGAAAAGTTTTATAAATGGCGCGAGTGGCGAGAACTGTCGGAACAGATCAAGAAAGAAAATAATTATGAATGTCAGCTGTGCAAAAAGCGTGGCATTCATACACCAGCAAGAAGTGTTCATCATGTGCAGTGGGTACGGAAGCACCCGCGGCTTGCTATGTCAAGGACGTACACATACAACGGGAAAGAGTATGTCAATCTTATTCCATTGTGTGAAGCGTGCCACAATGAGCAACACCCAGACAAAAGGGTGAAGACAGAGTTCAAGAAGGAACATTTCGTGAATGAAGAACGCTGGTGATAGTCCCCCCACCTAAAAAGAATCAGATTTTCGGATATGGACGGGAATCGGGGATGGGGGTAGACAAAACGGATAATCGCGCGCACGTAAGGGGGTGGTATATATGGCAAAAAAACCAGATACAAGAAGTGAAGACGTAAAGAGGATCACAAGGTCAAAACTGTATAAAGAAATTGAAAAAGATCTTCGGGATCAGCTGGAAGCAAACGGAACATTCGGCAAATTTTTCGACGATATGATCAGCGACTACATGGCAATGTATGTCACAAAAACTTTACTTGTCGAAGATATACAAAAGCGTGGAACTATCGTGCCTTACAACAACGGCGGCGGTCAATCTGGATATAAGAAAAACGAAGCCGTGGACATGTTCAACAAGACGAATGCACAAATGTTGAAACTTCTTTCGGAACTGGGATTGAAAGCCAATGCCGCGATAGGTGGTGGCGACTATGGCGACGAATTATAGAGATATACCAGAACTTGCCGACTATATAAAAATGGTCGAAAACGAAGGCAAAAAAGGGTACAAAAAAGTATCAAAATGGCAAAAAAAACTCATTAAATTTATCAAAAAAGTCTTCGAAGACGAAGATTTAATCATAAAAACAGAACAACTTGAAAAATACATGTCGCTACAGAAATATTTTGATTTTGGGTTGTTCGAATGGGAAAAATTCATCTTCGCTTTGCATTGCTGCACGTTCCGTCAAGACGGACTTCCGCGTTTTCCAGATCTCATGGTTTTGGTAGCGCGAGGAGCGGGAAAAAACGGCTATCTTGCTTTTGAAGACTTCTGTCTGATCAGTCCATATTGTGAAATCAAGCAATATGATATTGATATATGCGCCACAGCCGAAGAGCAGGCGCGCACTTCTTTCGACGACATCTACAACATTCTTGAAAACCCAGCACAAACGAAGAAATTGAAAAGATTTTTCTACTGGAACAAAGAAGTGATCACTGGTAGAAAAAACAAATCAAAAATCAAATATAGGACGAACAATGCGAAATCAAAAGACGGACTGCGATCTGGAAAAGTTGATTTTGACGAAGTTCACGCATACGAAAACTACGATAATATCAAAGTTTTTACCACGGCACTTGGAAAAAAACCACACCCGCGGCGGACATACATCACAACAAACGGCGACGTATGTGACGGCGTTCTGGACGATTTAATTGAAAAAGCGAAGCGTATTCTTGACGGAGAAACAAAGGACAACGGATTTTTGCCGTTTATCTGTATGATTGACGACGAAAAAGAAGTTCACGACGAAGAATGCTGGTACAAGGCGAATCCGTCATTGCAATATTTGCCGAATTTACTTGAAGAAACGCGCAAAGAATATGTTGAGTGGTGCGAAAACAGATCTTCTTCAAGTGATTTTATGACAAAGCGAATGAACTGGCGGCAAGGAAACAGCGAAGTTGAATTGACAAGCTGGGAAAACATACTTGCGACAAAGCAGGAAGTGTCAGAACCGATTCAAGGAGAAATGGCAGTCGTGGGAATTGATTATACAAAAATCAACGACTTTGCTTCCGCAGGAATATTGACAAAGCGCGGTGCAAAATACGTCTGGAAGCAGAAAACGTGGGTGTGCAAGAACAGTGCAGATCTTTCAAGAATAAAATACCCGCTGGAAGAGCCAGAAGAAACGGGAGAACTTGAAATGGTGGACGCGCCAGAAATAGATCCGAATTTGATTGTTGACTGGATAGAAGAGCAAATGGGAACATATTCGATACAAATGACAGCACTTGACGATTACAGATACGCACTACTTAAAAACGCATTATTGCGACTAGGAATAAGCTATGAAAATAAAAATATAAAGCTTGTTAGACCTTCCGACAAAATAAAGGTCGAACCAATAATTGACAGTGCTTTCAGAAATCACAATATAGTGTACGGAGATTCGTCGCTAATGCGTTGGTATACGAATAACACAAAAAAAGTGAAGTCAAAGAAGTACGGAAATTATGAGTATCAAAAAATAGAAGCAAAAAGCAGGAAAACAGACGGTTTTTTTGCTTTTGTGGCGGCTATGACAGAACAAGAATTGATCCCAGAAGAACAAGCAAGCAACGACATTCTTCCAGTATTCACAATGTAAGGGGGTGAGAATTTGAACGCAGGCGATTTTTTTCAAAGAGCATTCGGGAAAAACCAAAAAATAACATTAAAAATGCAAATCGAAGAAGAAATCACAGAAGTCTTCTTCAAAGAGTTGGCGACAGCGTGCGCGGTCAATATGATCGCAAGCACAATCGCAAAGTGCGAAATCAGAACATTCATAAAAAACGAACAGCAGAAAAAGGAAGAATATTTTCTGTGGAATTATGAACCGAATCAAAATGAAAACAGCAGCGACATGATTCAGAAATTCATTACAAATTTGTGCTATGACAATGAAGCACTGATTGTTGAAGTGAATGGACGACTATATGTTGCAGATTATTTTTCACGCAGACAATATGCTTTGTATGACGACGTGTTTTCAAACATTGTGATCGGAGATATGACACTACAGAAGACATTTACTTCAAGTGAAGTGATATACATGCAGCTGAATAATATTGACGTAAAGCAGCGACTTGAAGGATCATACACAAGTTACGGACAAACGATCGCAAAGTCAATCAGAAATTTAATCAGATCACATGGGCAAAAAGGGATTCTGGATATTGACGCACAAACATCAGCACAGAAAGACTTCACAGAGAAACTTCAAACGCTTATGGACGATAGATTCAAGCCGTTCTTCGAAGCTTCGCAAGCCGTTCTTCCGTTGACTTCTGGCTATAAATACACAGACGTTACAAAAGACAGCGGTTCAGCACCGACGCCAGCAGATCTGAATGAAAGAATCAACTATGAATTTGAACTTGCGGGGCGGGCGTTTAGGATCCCGAAATCTTTGATACTTGGCGACGTGTCGGACGTAGAGAAGATCACGAAAAACTTTTTGACATTCGCCATTGATCCAATATCCGAAAAGCTGGGCGAAGAGATCACGCGAAAAAGATATGGCGTGAAGCAGTTTGCAAAAGGAAACTATGTTGACGTAAATACAAACTGCATTCAGCACATTGATGTATTTGAACAATCATCAAACGCAGAAGGACTTCTTCGAAGTGGTTTATATTGCATAGACGAACTTCGAACAAAACTGGGTGACACAGCTTTGAAGACTGACTGGTCACAAAAGCACTACATAACAAAAAATTACACAGAAGCAGAACAAATGGATCATCTTGGACAAGAAGGGAGTGAATAAAGTTGAAGAAACAGCAGGCACAAGCGCAAGCGCATTATTGTTTCAAGCAGGAAGCGGGAAGCAATATTGTAAAATTGTACATTTATGACGACGTTTCAGAATACGGCGAATTTGACTGGTGGACTTGGGAATACAAAGAAAGCGAGACTTCCGCAAAGTATTTCAAAAAAGCACTTGAAAATGTGTCGGAATCCGACACGATCGAACTTCACATCAATTCATATGGCGGATCCGTCAAAGAAGGCGTTGCAATATACAACCTTTTGAAGCAGAAAAAATGCAAAGAGATCGTCGCATATGTTGACGGGTTCGCATATTCGATCGCTTCTGTTATTTTGCAGGCAGCAGACAGACGAATCATGGGACTGGGAACAAGCCTTTTGATTCACAACATGTGGTTGAGCATTGCGGGAAATGCAGACGATCTGCGAAAGGCGGCAGACGATCTGGACGTTCTCATGGAATCAAACAGACAGATCTATCTTGAACGCGCAAACGTGACAGAAGAAGAGTTGATCGACATGATGAACAAAGAAACGTATTTGACACCAGAAAAAGCAGTGGAAATGGGATTCGCCGACGAAGTTGATAGCAGCAAAGACGCGGATCCAGAAGATGCAATGCAGGCAATGCAGCAACAGTTGCAGCAAATGCGAAGGACTATGGCAGAACAGAAGGAATTCAGAACAGAACTTCGCGAATTATACAGAACTGCAATGAAAAAGGACGACGAGGACGACACAGACGACGAAGACGACACAGACGACGAAGACGACACAGACGACGAAGACGACACAGACGACGAGGACAACAACAGCGACGAGGACAACAACGGCGACACAGACGACACAGACGACAACAGCGACGAAGACGACACGGACGACGACAAAAAGAAGAAGCAGAAGAAAAAAACAAATCCGAAGGAAAATGGAAGAAGCCTTGCAGCTTTGCTGGCAAAGGCAGCAGCAAAAAATCTTGAAAAGAGGTAGAAAAAATGAAGAGCAAAGACGTAAAAGCATTAACAAGAGAAGAACTTGCACAGAAGTTCAATGAAGCATTAAAGTCAGAGGATCCAGAGAAGGTAGCGCAGGCAATGGCAGACATGGCAGACGGCATTCAGAGCGAGATCCTTGAACGCGCGCAGAGCATGGCAAATATTGAGCAGCTTGACGCGCAGGCATTGGCGGCAAGAGGGCTTCGCCAGCTGACTTCCTCTGAAAAGAAGTTCTATGAAAAAGTAATCGACGCAATGAAGTCAGAAGATCCGAAGCAGGCACTGGCACACCTTGACGTGACTATGCCAGAAACAATCATTGAAGACGTGTTCGAAGACTTACAGAGAGAACATGAACTTCTGGCAGCAATCAACTTCCAGAATACAACATATGTAACAGAATGGATTCTGAACAAGAATGGAAAGCAGAAGGCAGTCTGGGGAGCAATCACAGCAGAGATCACAAAGGAACTTGAAGGCGAGTTCGAAAAGCTGAATATGACAATGTTTTCTTTGACAGCGTTCCTTCCAGTTGCAAAATCTATGCTGGATCTTGGCGCAACATGGCTGGACAGCTACGTGCGCGAAGTACTGAAAGACGCTTTATATTGCGGACTTGAAGAAGCTATTGTGTGTGGTACGGGCGTAAACATGCCGATCGGAATGATGAAGGACATTTCAGCAGCAAAGAGAGACGGCGAAGTATACCCAGACAAAGAAGCAGTCAAGATCACGAAGTTCGACGCGCAGCAGTACGGCGGAGTGATCGCGAAACTTGCAGTTTCCAGAAATGGTCGCCCGCGCAAGGTCGGTGCTGTGATCATGGTTGTGAATCCAGTTGACTATTTCAATAAAGTTATGCCAGCAACAACAGTGCAGCGTCCAGACGGAACATTTGCAAATGACGTTCTTCCATACCCGACAACAATCATTCAGTCAGAAGAAGTTCCGCAGGGGAAAGCAGTTGTCGGAATTGCTGAAAAGTATTTCATGGGCGTCGGAACAAGCAAAGACGGCGTGATCGAGTACGACGACAGCTACAAGTTTTTACAGCGCGAAAGAGTATACGCAGCGTTCCTTTACGGAAACGGAAAGCCAGTTGACAACAACTGCTTCGTTGTGCTTGATATTTCCGCACTTGAAGCAGCAACATACACTGTCACAGCATATTCAGAGAAACAGACAGTTGAAGTTGAGGTTGAAAAGAAAAGCTGGACTTCGGAAGAACTGAATGAAATGACAGTTGATCAGATCGACGGGCTTGCAAAATACATGAAGTATGAAATCACTGGAAGCAATAAGAACGAAAAGATCGCTTCGTTCATTGAGAAACAGACAGCGGCGCAGGCGTAAAGAATAAGGACGGCAGCAGGGCTTGAAACCTTGCTGCCATTCATGAAGGTGGTGCAATATGGCGGAAACAGAAAAAGACGGACTTCTGGAAGACGTTCTGAATGAGTTGGATATAACGTTCAAAGACGACAGACTGGAAAAGAAAATAGCTGGGATATTAAAGCGCGGGAAAGCCTATCTGAACGACAAATTCGGATCAGAAATTGAATTTGACAAAGACGGACAAGCAATGGAACTGCTTGTTTCGTATTGCAGATACGGGCGTTCAAACGCAATCGAACAGTTCAAACACGATTTTTCGTCAGAATTGACAGCACTTGCGCTTCGTGGAGCAATTCAGTCTCAAAAATCGCCAGAGAGTGCAGAAAGCGAGGAAGAGCAGTGAAAAGCAAATTTGAAGAATTCAACGACGGGATCATGAATCTGTATTCAGAGAACGAAAACGGAAAACTGGTTCGAAAATTTGAAGACGATCTGCGATTCGGCGAAGAGAATGTGAGCATTCAAAGGCACTATGCAGCACAAGCGGCAGATCAGCAAGTGGACAAAGTAATTCATGTACCACTTTTAGAAATTTTCGAAGCACACGACGTTGTTGTTATAGGCGAAGAACAATTTGACGTTGACAAAGTAGATAATTTGAAGAGCAACCAGCCGCCGATCACAAAGCTGACATTGATCAGATTTTCGAAGCATAGAAAGAAGGAATTTGCATGAATGTAAACGCAGGGGCAGCAGTCAAGCCAGAACAACTGGAAACAACGTTGTCGGATATGCTGATTCAGTGGTATGAAACAGAAGAAAAGAAATTCTTTGAAGCGATCGACGATTCGGCGGAGAAATGCAACGAAGCAGCGAAGTCATATCTTTCAAAGGGACACGGCGTTCTGACTGGTGAATACAAGGCACATTTTGCAGTTGGAAGCGAAATGCTGAACAAACACCACAAGCGGGCGACGTGGTATGTAGAAGAACCAGAATACAGACTGACGCACTTGCTTGAAAATGGACATGCAAAAAGAAACGGCGGAAGGACAAAGCCAGTGAAACATATTAAACACGGACGCGAGATTGCGGAAAAGAATCTGGAAGAAAAATTGAAGAACATATGGCAGGGGTGACGAAATGGAAGATCTTGTTGAAACGCTGGAAAAAGAAACACAAATTCCAACTGCGGACACGGCTTTCACGCAACCGCAGAAATTGCCGTTCACAGTCATACTTGACAAGCCAGCAGGGGACGGCGACGACTTCAACACACGCTTTTTCAATCACGATCTTGCAGTCGAATTCTATGCAGAGAGGATTGACAAAGCAAATGAAAAAAAGCTGGAAGACTTTTTCGAACGCAGGAACTGGAAATGGACACGCGAAAGAACGTGGCTTCCAGACGAAAAGTGCTTCGAAACAATTTATCAAATATCATTCATAGAAAGGGTGTAAAAAATGAAAGGATCGAAAGAAAAGGTCACAATGGGAAGCGGAGAAGTATTCATTGATGAATTCAACGGCACGCTTCCAGAGTTTGAAGAACTTATCAAAACAATAATGATAGACGAAAAGCGCGCAGGCTGGATCAAGGGCGGGGCGTCTATTGAGTACAAGCCGACAATGACAACGGAAAAAGACGATCTGGGGCATATCGTAAAAGAGGTATTAACAGACGAGGAAGCAACATTTAAGACGGGGCTTTTCACTTGGAATGGCGAAACACTTTCAAAACTTTGTTCTACAGCAAGGGTAGAAACAAAAGGGAAGTACAGAATCTTGAAGATCGGCGGAACAAATAACGACGACGGCAAGCAGTACGTTATTCTTTTTGTACATAAAGATCCAGTTGAAGGGAATTGCTATCTTGTTATCGTCGGAAGAAATTCTGCTGGATTCACGATCACATGGGCGACTGATTCAGCAACAGTGATTGACGCTGAATTCGGCTGCAAGCCGCAGGACGACGAAGGAACATTGATTCAGTTCGTGGAAGAGATCGAAGAACAGTACAAAGCGGAATACACAAGCGAAGAATTGAACGTGCTGACCATTGATAATATCAAGACCATTGCAGCAGCAAAGGGCTACAACATCACAAAAACAACGAAGTCAGAAATTATTGCTGAATTTATTGCGGCGCAGGAAGCAGCAAAACAGCAGAGCGACGAGGAGAAATCCGAGTAAAACTGCCAAATAACAGAAACGTTCCGTATCGGGAAAGATAATTTCTCGGCGGAACGTTTTTTTTTATGCGGTGTTTTCTTGTGCGTCACAAAAAACTTGCAGCCAGACGGGATTATGGGTTACAATATTATTATTGTGTCGCTTTGAAGGAAGAAAGCGACAAAGCATCGAGGAGGAAACAACATGGAACGATGGGTTGTTGCCGCAAAACGGGCGGATTTTCAAAAAAGATGTTTTTAATTGCGAAAATAAATAACCGGATATAAACTGTTTAAAAACGGAGGATTTATGGAAAAATTTAAATTAAGTGAGAGTATTTTGGCAGACCGCCTGATACTGCTGAAACGCAGCCACGAGCACGATGAGGAAATGTGGCGGGCGATAGAAGAAAGCCGGGTTTTCATCCGCGAATATTTGTTTTGGGTTGACGGCACGCAGTCGCTGTCCGATGTCGAAAAGGCAACGGATATGTTTTTCAAAGCCTGGGATGAAGACGGTGAATGGTGTTACAGCCTGTACAGTGTGCCTGAAAATGATTTTCTCGGTTGTATCGGTGTGCACAACATCAGTTTTCTGAACCGGTCCGCGGAATTGGGTTATTGGCTGCGCTTGTCGGAAACCAGCAAGGGGTACATGACCGAAGCAGTCAAAGCCGTGGAAGCGGAATTGTTTGCCGCCGGGATTCACCGGGTTGTTATTTGCTGCGACGTAAATAATTATAACTCGGCAAATGTGGCGCTTCGTGCCGGATATGAATTGGAAAGCATTCAAAAAGAAGCTGTCTACCATTATACCGGCCTACATGACCATGCAACGTATGTTAAGTTCAGCCCTTACCCGATACGCGGGTTTGAACGCAAAGCCTGATGCGAAAAGCCTGATGCGAAAAGCTTGATGTGGGAAAATCTGTTGCGGGAAAGCCGGACGCGAAAAAAATGAATCATTCGGTACCGGATTTTGCCGCCGCGTTAAACAAAAA